TGACAGGAATCGAACCTGCGACCTCCGCAGTGCAAGTGCGGCGCTCTCCCAACTGAGCTACAGCCCCAAATTTCAATTTAGAAATTAACTGAAATTCCTACGTTAGCGTATCTTGGGGTTCCAAGAAATACCTCCGCGTTATGAGCTAAATGTTCTTTTGAACCAAACCCATTGTACTGTGAGTTATCAACTGCATCTTGTACATAAACTGCATCAAGAGCATTGAAAACATGAGCGTGTACAGTCATATCTAGACCTGCAATCTCTGGTAAATTGTAAGAAAGATGGAGATCCATACTTCCATACCCAGGTGCTTTCCAAACTTGATCTGTATCGGCGCCTTCGACACCAATCTCACGTGAATCAGGACTCCAATCTGAATAATTGTCATCATACATTTTGTATAGTCCTTGTAGTGATAATCCTTTGAATGGCCTAATGGTTAAACCACCAACGTATGCTGTTTGTGGCATATCACCAACCTTCAATCCATCAAGAGCGTATTCATATTCAGTAGTCATCATACCCACTACGTGTGTACCTGTACTATCATATTCTTGTTCTTGATAATCACCTTTTGCATTCCCATCAAAATACCAAGTTCCTTTACTAAGTACAATATCTAAATCAACCATTTCGTGAAGTTTAATTTTACTTTCAACTTCCCATCCTGAATGATTTTGATTCACACCTTTTAAGAAGATAATGTCTGTATCGCCACTATCACCTTGACCTGTTTCAACAGCTTTAGTAATATTCCTATCAATCCATTTAGTGTTATAGTTACTCAACTTAAAATTAACTAAGTCACTATTGTACTTACCACCAAACTCAAAGCTTTGAAACTTCTCGTTATCTGGATCAGTAGAAACTGTACCATCATAGTAGATCACGTTGTCCATAATTGGCGGTTTTTGAACATAGCCACCATTAACAAATGCTGACATACGATCATCCAAATTATAAACTGCTCCACCCTTCAGCTGAAAAGTAGTAATAGCATCTGCTTCCACTTTATCGTTTTTCGTGTAAGTAGGTGCTCCTGTTCCATCAAAAGCTGTCCACTCTCCGGCGAAATGATCTAAGTAAGAGTACTTGATTGTCGATAAACCACCCATACCGTAAACGTTAAATTTATCAGTTGTGTATTTACCTTGTGCAAATGTGCCAAACCAATCAACAGTGGTCTCATTATGATAGGCGATCTCATCACCTAACTTAACAACTTTACCGTCTTCAAAGTTATCATCTGCGTAATCTACAAAATAGTCTCCACCTAATAGATCACGTACTTCACGTGCATGTTCTATTCCGGCAGTTCTCCAGTCAATACCTACTTGAACCTCTAAATTGTCATTAACATCGACATTTAATTTAGAAATTAATCCGTAAGTATTTTGACGATTGATACTATTACGAAGAATACCTGTTGATCTGTTCTCTGTGTCAGACCAGGCTGAATCAACGTTTGCCGAGTTTTCAGCAATTTCGCCGTTCCAATCCCAAGTCCACGGAGAACTCTTATACCAAGATTGATCTTGATCTGAAGCACCTGCAGCAATGAATCGCTTAACACTTCCATAAGTACCTGTACCTCCACCAGAGCCACCGCTCCAATAAGCTACTGAACTTAACCTTAACTTATCATTGATTGTCCAAAAATGGTTCAAATTGACAAGTGGTTTATGGAAATAATTTTCTCTTTCGTTTAGAAAATTAGGATCGAATCGATCTACAGTATTTGCACCATACATGTAGTAATACTGCTGTCCAGTATACGATGCATCGATTGGTGCCACATTTTGGTTAAATAACCTACCAGCTTCAGTTTCGAATTTTGCACTATCTGCAAAAGCCGCTACATCGTAGCCTTCAACATCACCAGCCAACTCTTGTGAATAAGTTGCAATGTTCTGTTTATATAGATTATGTCCGTGCCTTTGTGGTGCACCAATTGCATACATTTCTAGACGATGATCATCATTTACTGCATAACTACCACCAACGTAGTATGCCCATGCATCAGTCCAAGTACCATCAATGATACCATCACCTGTTTTACGTACGACTGTTCCACTTAGAGCCAACTTATCACCCAGCATTAAACCAGAATTATAGTTGATAGTAGATTTTAGAAATCCACCAGCTCCAGCTTCTTGTTTGAATTTACCACCTTTCTCGTTTGCTGCGGGATCTGTGATAATATTCATTGTTCCACCAATTGAAGGTGTGGCTAGATTTACAGCAGATAAACCTCTCTGCATCTGAATTGAGTTTGCAGCATCAGCTACGCCATCCCAATTAGACCAGTATACCCAACCGTTTTCCATATCATTCTGTGGAACACCATTGATCATAACTGCAACATTCCGCTGATTAAATCCGCGGACGTTAATACGTGCATCACCAGCACCACCACCTTGTTGTGTAGCGTATACAGATGGTGTCATATTAAGCGCCAGTGGAATGTCTTGAGATCCAAGACGCATTTCCATATCGGCTTTATCTACCGTCGTATAAGCAACAGGTGTATTTTCGTCAGCACGAGAAGCCAAAACTTCAAGAGCTGACATTGTAACTGCATCAACCTCTAAGAGGAAATTAACAGTTCCAACTATGTCATTCACCGTAACAGCATTTGTTACAGATGAATATCCAATGAAAGAAGCTGTTACAGTATAATCGCCTGCAGATCCAACATCAATAGTGTATTTACCAGTTTCATCTGATACACTACCTTTGTCAGTTCCTTCAACGACAACATTTGCTCCTGCCAATGGATTTGAGTCCGCATCTAGAACTACCCCTACGATGGCTTGAGCAAACAATCCTGTCGTGAGTAGTACAGATACGATTAGATTACGATAGTTCATAATCTTTTCTCCTTCTTCTTCATTAATGAAAAAGCACATTTTTCTACAGGTGTGCTATCTGCCTGTCCGCTTTTTGTTATGTGAAACTTTAAATTATACATGTATCTCCATCACAAAATAATTCTGCTTCTGAATCTTCACCTTTCATTTTAGCAAATGATAAATTTTTTAATTTTTTAGTTACTTTAAGATATGCTTTTTCATCTATTGACTCATAAGGCATTTGCTTATAAGCACCAACATCAAATCTTGGTAAACAGCTTATACCTTTTAATTGATATTGAAAATAATTTAAGCATTGTTCTAATTGATCAGACTCTTTTTTAGGGTCAAATGTAACAGTGCAACTTACTTGATTATCTGCCCAATGTCTTTGCATAAAAGCAGCTAAACTGAATTGCTCCCATACAGTTAATTGATCTGCTGTCCTTATTCCTTCACCAACATCAATTGGAACCTCTACACATACTGTTGAATCTTCAGAACCATAAGCAGGCTCTATTTTATAACCTGCATCTTTTAGTGGTTTCAATAGATTTGATTGATTTGATAATCTCATCCTTCTAATATAATATCTTGATTCTGGATAATGTACCCCCGGCGTCGAACCTGCCAATAAGGATACTGTTCCACTTGGCTTTACAGATGTCGTCTTGATTGATTTGGGAATAGCAAAGAAGTCTGAATATGTTTCATCTAATCGTTGAATTTCATCGTAACCTGATTCTAGCCAATCTCTTAATTCTCCTATTCCTCTATATGTTAAAAATTGAGCAATTCCACTTACGCTGCATCCAATTCTACGATTACGTAACATTACCCTATTTGTTTCCGGCCAATGAGTTTTGCCAAGTGTTACTGTTTTAGCATATAAATATGCATATTTTAGTGTCTTTTTATAATCCTCTAATGACTCATGTCTATTGGGAAATGTTTCAACAAGGCAACATAATTCATAAGATTCTAAAGTTTGCTCTAAACATGGGTTTCCACCCATTGCTCTGTGATCTTTGTTATCTTTCCCATTTTTCATGCGAGAATAACCTTGCATATTTTCCAACCATGCAAATCCAGGTTCACCATTTGATGTAATTCTCTTGCATGCCTCAGAATAATCCATACCTAACTCTGCAAATATTGAGTTATTAGAGGTCCAACCATATTGGTCTCTATGGGGATTTACTTTATAATTCTTTAAGTCCATATACTCTTCTGAATAAGGATCACCAAATACGATCTCAGCTGTTCTGCGTACATTTCCTGCTACTACACATTTTCCAATGAGGTTCATTATATCTACAATTGTTGTAACTGTAATTGGAGCACCAGCATTATCTTTTAAGACTTTTCGTATTGCTTCATGTACTTCTTGTAGTGGTTCATGACCACTTGACAACCCACCAAAACCTTTAATCATTTCACCAGCAGGCCTAATTTTTGAATAATCAAATTGAACTTCAGGTGTACCATGAAAATAACAATCTATTAATGCAGCAACAGACTCTACCCATCCTTCACGTGTATCTGGAATAATAAATGTTTCAGGATCTCTTTTTATTGTTGGCCCTTTTACCATTATTTTTCCTGCACCCTTAGTATCAAAACCTACACCAACACCAAGCATTGACGCATCCATTAAAAAAGTAAATGGTTTAGAGCTATCCTCTTTAATCGTATCTGTAGACACGAAAGCACAATTATTTAAAGCTGCAAATAATTTCTTTTTATTTGTTATTACACTTCCCATAGCCCAAAGTCCCCGGCCAGGAGGCAAAAATTTCATATAAAAAATTCTATCATACATTTCTTGTGCAGAGGATTGTGCTCGCCAGGGATTCCAGCCTAACTGATGTGAGTCTATCCAGTCCATTTGCATATTATACGTACCTTCTACAACTCTTTGAACTGTTTCCCACCATTTTTCATTTTTGCCATCTTCTTTGAGGCGAGAATAAGTTCTCATAAAAACTAATTCACCTAATCCGTTAAAACCAAATGGTGCCTTTCTTCGCTTATACTTGTCTATAAATGCTTGTGATAATTTAAATTTTTGTTGCATTAGAACCTTCTCCTTGTAAAATAACAGCTCGTGAACAAAGATAAGTAATGTAATATATGCTAATTTGGCTTAAATTCTTTGTACTTTTGTTCATCTGTTTTGCTTGTTGGTTTATAATCTTCATATTTCTTTGCTAATAATTTTCTTGTATACTCACTTCCATTATCTTGCTTTTTCTGAACAGCTTGACCTGTAACAGATGATGAATCATAAATGTCTATTTTTCCTATTGATGTATTCATAGTTGTGGGATATGTCATGCCATCAGGGCCAAATCTATTTTTTATAACATGAACACGACCTGTATTAGCAATTTTATCTTCAATTTTTCTTGATAATGACATTACAAAATCAGCTGTCATTATTTTTGCATAAGATTCTGCTATTTTTTCTGCACCAATTACTTCATCTTCTAATGAGGACCTATTTGATTGGGATGCAGTCCATATAGGAATTTGAAATTCTCCACTTAGCCCTCTTAAGTCTTCATATATATCGCCTAAAATATGTCTAACTGCAGCATCTTTTTGAGAACTTATGCCTGTAAGTAGATCGGCATAATCTACTAATATAAGATCAGGTGAATGTCCCATTAATTCAATTGTTTTTAAATGTGTGTGTAGTGTTTGTACTGATGCTGCCCTTGTGGGGAAATATTTTATGAGCAATTCTCCTTTACACTGATTTTCTATTACTTTTTTAACTTCATCTTTATTTTCTTTAATATTTGCAACAGGTACTTCAGAAAATATTGTAGCATATCTCATACCAACATATGCTTGATTTAATTCTAGTGTATAATGTACTACATTTTTTCCTGCCTTAAGTGCATTTACTCCTAACGCTTGTAAGAACCAACTTTTTCCAATTCCCGATGGAGCTACTACAACGCCAAGTTCTCCTCCTGCAAGACCACCGTCCATTATATTATCAATTGGCTCCCATCCAGATTTTACTGTATCTCTAGCAATATCATCTAATATTGTATCAAATTGCTCAACATAATTTAATCCAATATCTCTATGCGTACCAGCACGCATTGCACTATCAACAACACGTTTTATTTCATCATATTGTCCTAATTGTAATAAGTCAACAGACTTAACAATAGCTTCTTTAAGAACTTGATTTTTACAAAATTGTGTTGTTTCATTTTTAACAAATTCAAGATCTGGTGCTTCTAAATTTTTTGTCACCTCACGTAATTCATCTACAATAGAGACGCGCAATAGTTCAGTTGGAACATCATTTATTTTAATTTTTAAAACCTGTAAAGATGGAGTTGTCTTGTACTCATAATAATAATCTTTAATAGTTTTAACAATCCATTGCTTTGCTTCTGTATCTAGAAGTTCAGGACGAAGCATATCGTATATTGTAACTGCAAATTTATTATCTTCTAATAAAGCAGTTATTATTTTTGTCTGAAAAACAGATCCGTATTTTGTTAAAGCATCATTTATTGGCGGCATTATTTAATAGTAGTTCTAAGTGGTTAAAGCTATCTTGCAACCAAACATCAGGATTCCTAATTGCATTTTCTATTGTATCTTCTAAAAACATTTTATGAATCTTGTACTTTACTAATCTACCAGAACCATCTCTAACTTGGTCCTGAATAGATAATTTTGCATTTCCTGGGATGTCAACATCCTGAAGTTGCATTAGCTTGTAATTTCGTTCTAATAGTTCTTTATATTCAGTAAATTTTGAAACATTTAAAAATTCTTCAAAACTATATATAATCTGATCTTTTAAAAATGGGAATTTTTTTCTAATTGTTTTTAATGCCATTCCCTTGACACCTTTTATATTGTCAGAATTATCCCCATCAATCATTCTATAGTAAATAAAATTTTCTGACTTTATCTCGAATTCTTCTTCTATTCTTTTTCTATCATAGAGTATCTTTTTTGTAGGGGACCAAACAGATATGCGATCATTAACTAATTGATAAAAATCCTTATCAGTGCTCATTATTGTTATTTTAGAGTTTCTTAATATTTGCTTACCAATATACGCAATAGAATCATCTGCTTCAATATTATCTATAGACATAAAAGTAACAGGTAGACAGTTTAGATATTCAACTAAACGTCTAAACTGCCTACGCATGTTCTCCGCCTCATCCTCATCGGATAAACCC